ATAACTGCTCAACAAAAGATGGTCTCATCTGTCATTGCGATTGTAGAAGCTACTAATACCGACCCTCTTACATTGTCAGATGAAGCACAAGTACTATTTGATGTATACAAAGAGTTCAATGCACTAGAAGCTGATAGTATGAAAGCTCAGTACCCTATCACTAAGATAGCTAGACGTCATAAACAATGGTTAGCTCTAAAGCTATCAGGGAATAACGCTATCCTATCTAAGAGAAATCAGATCACTGAAGAAGATTACGTAATGGCTATCAATACTATTGAAATGTTCTCAGAAGACCTTATGAATTTCGAAAAAGAACTTGTTAAAGAGTCTTATGAGATATTCTGTGAATTCTGTCAGCATAGTGCTGAAGATGGAAAATTCTCTATAGGATTACATGACCTACGTAAACTAGGCTATATAGCTACAACAGGTAACGCACAGACTAAGATAGCAGATTTGGTTTACTTAGCCTCTAGCTACCATAAGACAGCGATATACACAGTGTGTGACAATAATAGTATATGTTACGAAGAGATTGTTAAGACAGATATTGCAGGATTATCATACCTAGAAGTAAATGGAACTAAACAAGAGAGAGTAGCACAATGCTATGAAGGGTTTAAGTTCTATGAAACAGACTTTGCTGACCTAGCAAATATGTTATCTGGAGACTATGCGTATGCACCTTTCCATTTCCTAGATGGTAAAAGATCTAAGGATAATATCATAGGTGGGTGTAAATGGATTGCTCTAGATATAGATAAATCTGCCATTACAGATACAGAGTGTCACCTAATACTAGAAGGCATTAACCATCACATAGCTAGAACCTCTGACAAAGAGAACGCATTCAAATTCAGAGTACTAATAGAACTAGATGCTGTAGTAGAGATTGAAGATAGACAATGGAGATACTTCCTTGAAGAGATAGGAAAGTTACTAGGTTTAGAAATAGACTTATTACCTAAGGCCCAAATCTACTTTGCATATGCAGATAGAGAGGTACTATCAGAACTAGAAGGTAAGCCATTGGTTACACGTGAGTTAATCATAGCTTCTAGTGAGAAAATGAATACTAAACCATCTGTAAAGAAATTATCTACTACTGAACAGAAGGTACTACTAGACAACAGACGTAATACGTTTGAGTTTAGTTACAGCTGTGAAGACGGCAACGGAAGTTTATCTATGGTTAGAGCTGGTCTCTATGCTATAGATTTAGGAGCTAAACAAGATTACGTAGAAGACTTGATACATAGTATTAATGACTTCTGGTTATCTAGTATGGACGAAGAGAGACTTGAAGCAACAGTCTTATCTTATTTAAGGAGAAAAGTATGAGTACAGATATAGAAATAGGATCAGATGAAATTGAATTTAAACGACAATTAGACGCCTGTGAGGAAGCATTAGATATGTTATCCGATTATGACATCCTTATGATGACTACTCCTGACAAACTAGTGAATATAGCATCAAGCTGTGTAATGGAAGAGAATGTACATCTATTTGCACATAGGCTATTCGCAACTGATGCCAAGACAGCAAAAATGCTATACGATGAATTAGCATACTATCTTGAACATTAACTGGACATATAAAGAGAAGGACATACTATCTCACGAAGACTTACACTCAGAATGTGTGTCAATAGTCTATGAGTTAGCATTTTCAGATGAAACTAAGTACATAGGAAAGCTGGTAGTGAGGTCTTTTAGAAGACTAAAACCTACCAAAGCACAACTAGCAATAAGAAAAAACTACAAAAGAGTAGAACTGAAAGATGTACCGTTTATCAAGTATAAAGGATCAAGTTCCGAGAATACTAATAAAACTTTAATATCTAAAGAGATACTATACCAGTCCTCAAACAAGAAAACTTCTAGCTACATAGAAACAGCCTTACTTTTTGAGAATAACGTACTATTCAGCGATGAATTTAACAATAAGAACATAAGTGGAACATATTTCGACAACTCACTGGATGGTCTTTTAGAATAAGGACCATAAGATATGAAGCATACTATAGAAGTCTCCTACACCTACTATACGACAAGATTCAGCATCTCAAAAGTACTCGCTACATTAGAAGAAGTACATACACTATCATTAGATTTTGAAACACAAGCTCAATACTCCTTAGAGGAGAGAGCCGAAGCAAAACTACTAGTCAAGAAACATCAAGATGAATTATCATCAAAAGACCTTAGATTATCTAAAGTAGTCGCTAACTGTTCAGGGTTATCACACCCTAAAATAGTAAAGATTACTCATGTAATATTTGGCTTATCAGAGTCAGAAGCTATTATCATCATTATAAATGACTATAAGGCACAAAAACAAGTATTAGAGTGGATAGCTGAGTATAAAGGTAAATTCCTTATACACAATAGCCTATTCGATCTAAAGCTAGTACATTATCATACAGGTAAGTTACCTAAAGACGTGGAAGACACTCAGTTAGCAGCTAGATGTCTAATTAACCATACACAAGATTGGCACTGTAAGACAGGGCTTAAACATCTCATGGGTGGATATTATGATCCGAAGTGGACCTTAATAGACAGCTATGATATACAAGATTATAAAGACGAAGCGTTCCTTAGATACTGTGCCATAGATGGTGCTAGTACATTTAAACTATGGGAACAACTACAAGAACACCTAAAGGAGGATAAATGATACCGCTAGACCTACTACCGATAAAACCTCCAAGTGAGTTCGATCCAGGACCTACATACTTTTACGAGAATGTAGTTAAACAACTAATACCGGATTTCATCAGAATCATGAACTCAGGATTACATATTGATGACGAAGCAGTAGATGAACTACGCTTGGTATTAGATGGAGTCTTAGAAACTGTAGAGACTAGATTACTCAATAATCAACTTATACAAGATTTTCAAGCTAACGAGTATCCAAAGATATTCGCTAAGTATAAAGAAGAAGTAGAAGGATCTATGAGAACTCTAGCTTTCTATACAAAAGAGTACAACCCTAAAAATGCTGTACACAGAAGTTACATCGTAAACACTCGATTAGAGCTAATAAATAAACTAGACTTATGTAAGCCATCATGGAGTGCAAAAGAAGTAAAAGCTCTAAGTGGGTACGTAAGTGATATGTATATAGAGAAGATAGTTAATAAAACTATACCTGTCAATGATACGATTGCTAAAGAAGCGATGGTAAGACTAGCTAAGGATAAATTAGACATATGGAATAAACCCCGATTAAATAAGATCTCTAATGCTACACAAGAAACCTTACTTCCCCCTTTCAACCCAGGAAGTTCGCTACAGTTGAGTAAGTTGTTTGAATTCCTTAAAGTTGAACCATTAGCCTTCAGTAAAGACACTGGAGCAGCATCATGGGGAAGAAGCCAAGTAGAAGAAGTTATGCTAACTACAGATGATCCAGTCAGATTAGATATATATGAAGCATTTATAGATTTCTCATTCAGTTCTATAGTTCGTAAGACATTTGTAGAAGGGTTTGACAAGTTTACAATAGATCATTTACTACATGGTAATTTTAAACTATTTGGAGCTAAGACATTCCGTCCTACATCTAATAGTATTAATCTACTTAACATGCCTAGTACAAGATCTATATACGCTAAACCACTAAAGAAGTGCATAATAGCCCCTCCAGGATATGTTGTATGGACAATTGACTTCGCAGCCTTAGAAGATCGAGTTATCGCTAACCTAAGTGGAGATGTCAATAAACTAAATGTATTCGTAGAGGGACTAGATGGTCACTCATTGAATGCTTGTGGATACTGGCCTGAGAAGGTAGCTAAAGAGCTAGGACCTAATACAGATAATGTAGCATACGTTCAGAAGTTTAAAGCAGCAGTAGATGCAGGGAATAAAGTGTTAAAGAAGATCCGTACTGAGTCTAAAGCTCCTACATTTGGACTTGCGTATGGAGCATACCCTAAAAAGATTGCAGACACTATCAAATGTTCTATGGAAGTAGCTACTGAGATATTCGATAACTATCACAATTCACTATATCCAGGAATAACTAACTTTCGAGAGAGAGTGATTATCCCTAATGCGAAAAGAGATGGTTATATACACATGGGATTAGGTTGTCGTATGTACGTTGATGATATAGAGAAGGATTCTCGTACATTATTCAACAGTGCAAGTCAATTCTGGTCAATACTAACACTAATAGCTATACATAGATTACACAATGAGATGAAGGAACGTACTGACATAGTAGTGAATGCTACTATCTATGATGCCATATACGGAATTGTAGAAGATACACCTGAGTCCATTAAATGGCTAAACGATACTATCTGTCCTATCATGGAACAAGACTTCCTAGAGAATCAGACTGTACCTAATGAAGCTAACCTGGAAATTGGTCCTAACTGGAGCTATATGACAGAGTTACCACATAATTGTTCAATAGAACACATACAAGGAGTAATAGATGAATTACGAGACGATAAAACTAAATAGTGGATTTAGACTAGTAAATTGGGTAGGACCCAAAGAGAATAAAGTAAAGTATTCTAAGCCAGTGAGAATAGATGGTGTATTACGCTCCACTATAGTGAAAGGGTAAACATGAATTTCTTATACGTAGAACCAACACTACCTGATGATTGTACATTCAAAATATCACCATCTCAGATAAGTAAGTTCTTTGATATGCCAGTAGCATGGTACAAAGATAATTTCCTAG